ATTTGACCGGTGTTACAATCCCTGTGAGACAGAAGAACACCAAGCTTGGGAAGCATTTAGGCTTCAAGAGCGTGCTTTCCGTAGTGTTTTTATCAATCAGAACAATAAGTGTCTTGCAGAAGAGTATGAGGCTATGGAGAATTTATATTATAATTTTAATCATGACTATGATTTGGTAGGCCCTACTACTTCGTTTATTCATTCAAATCATATTTATAATCATATGCACTCAGCTCGACGTGATTTTGAAGCCGAGGGCTTAGCCTCTGAAGGACTCATTCCCGAATCACCCTGGATGGGCTATTTAGTTCTGCTTACTGAAGCCATTGCTGTTGTACTTGCTATTTTCGCAGGAGTCAAATTTTTTAAAGCAATCAATAACTATTGTAGAAAATCTAAGGTTATGATTCCTAGTCTCAACTATGATGCCGAATCTTTACAACAATTTATAGATTCTGCACCTGAACAATATCAAGGTCAACTTCTTAATGCAGTTTCGTCTGTTGCTGATACTGTTCAGAAAGAAACAAGAATGGCTTATGAATCTTTAGCTTATGATGGCACTGGACGCCCTGTACCTAACATTCGTTGGTCTCCAGAAGGAATAGTTTATGATGGTTCAGCTAAAAATGTTAAGGCCATGGCCATGAAAGTACAATCCGCTTTTGAAGATAATGGTATAAAAACTCATTCTTCCCAAGCTATCATAAATAGTTTGATGCCAGAAGGAATTGACGAAAATTTTTCTGTTCAAAGATCAGCAGTAATTCGTAATTCCGTTACCTTCCATAAAATGGACTTTCCAGATATTGTAGCTATTCGTGGTATAGGAATGAGAGATCGAGATGTTTTAGTACCTCAACATTTCATCAAGACTTTTAGCGAAGACGAGCAAATTCGAATTCAGATTGGTAGTGTATCATCGTATTTTAGATTTGATCCCAATATGATTCGAACTCCAGGCAATATGGCAGAAACTAAAAGCGATTATGCTATTCTTCGCTTACCCACCTTGTTTAACCAATTCCGAGACATTACTCATGTCTTGCTTCGCGAGAAAGATATCAATAAACTCGCTTCCTCAGCACAGATCCATTTTCAACGGGGATCTCAATGCGACATTGGATATGCAAACTTGGACTTCGAAGTAAATTATATTAATGACGTTGACGAAAATAAGGCTCCCTTTAAAAGATTTATCGCCCGGGGTATGACCTATAATGTGATGACCGCAAAGGGCGATTGCGGCGCAGCCATCCTTCTAGGCTGTAACTCCACAGCTGGAATCCTTTCAGGAATCCATATTGCTGGACAAAATGGAAAAGGATTAGCCCAACTGATCACTCGTGAGATGTATATGGCTCTTTCTGATCTTAAAGAAGGATCTGGATTTGAAAAAGAATCCATGGAACACATGACTCCATTCATTTTATCAGAAGATAAAATAGAAGTGGAAACTCATAAGAAAATCCAAAATGACCCAGAACTTCCGGCTTGGGGGCTTGTTCCAAATGCTTACGCATCTGTGCCCGCTGGTAGTTCAAAATTTGAGTTCTCTGAGATCACTAAAACTGTAAAGAATGCTGGAGAAGAATTTTTTCCAACTAAAAGAGCTCAACCCACATTCTCTCTGAATGACAATCGTGTTGATGAGTCAGTGCGCGAGGCAGGAATAAAACCCATGTCTCTATCCTTGAATAAATACGCAAATGCACCTCACACCTTCCCCACTCGTCCCTTTAACTTGGCATACACTACTATTTTAACTGTTTTAAGTACAATAGTACCTATTGGTGTATCCAAGAGACTTTTAGATTTTAATGAAACTCTTAATGGAATAACTAATTTTATAGCCCCTATTGATGTTCGTACAAGTGTGGGATTCCCTTACGTCAAACTCACCCGTGGAGCACCAGGAAAATCTGCTTTAATTAAGAACTTAAGCGAACCTGGCGAGCAAGCTCATTATGTTTTAAATGATGATAAGAACGGCCCGAAATTTCAAGGCAAGCTCCTTTCAGAATACTTCTGGGATCGTTATAAGACTGTTGAAGCTAAAATCCGTCAAGGAATTGTTCCAGCCTATTTTGCTTATGAGAATATGAAAGATGAGTTAGTCAGCGAGAAGAAAATCAAGAATGGAAAAGTCCGAACCTTTGAGTGTTTGCCCCTAGAAATATCATTACTGACCCGTCGGTACTTTGGTGTATTTATGGGTGCTATGCAACAGCAATGTGTTGATAAACCTGTCAGTGTTGGTATCAACCCTACATCAATGGATTGGACCCATTTATTTAATCGTCTCACCCGATTTGGAGAGGATGCTTTAATAGCAGGAGATTACTCTAATTGGGATGGAAAATTAATGGCAGATGTTTTGCTCAAATGTGGAAGAGCAATAAATAAATGGTATGGAGATTCCGAAG